AAACGGGGCTGCAATATTCAGGGGTATATACGCCTCCTAATGCAGCGGTATATCCACCAACAGCAGATAAATTATTTTACCCTACAGGTAGGGGATCGCCTGAAAATTTAGTAGGTGCACAAGCAATTTTTTATCATGAGCTTTTACATAAAAGTCACGAAGAGTTAATAGGAAATCATGTTCGTTACCGTAATGAAACAATGTTAGATAGGGGTGTTAATTATCCTCAACTTATGCACCTAGATGTTCATCGAAGAACCTATGACGCTTATAAAAACGATTTCTCTGTAAATCAGCTTGTTGGTTTTATAGATATGGCACACTACATGTATCAATACAAAAAAGGTCACGTAAGCACATTTACTAATTTACTAGCTGATCTTACTGATTCGCCAAACACATTGGATAGATATGAGTATCTTTCTAAGATAAGGAAATACCCACCAGAAAAGGTACGCTCCATAGCAGATAAAGTATTTGATACGGTAGACAATTTACCAGAAATAAAAGAACTAAACAAAGTATTAAATACTGCCGCCGCTAATAAACAAGCAGATAGATTTTCAAAACTAAGAAACTACAACCTTTTCAGAGAGTTTCAAGAAAAAGACGAAGAAAAACAAGATTTTAGGGGATTCATCCCTAAAAAATAGGACAGCTACCCGTAGCCAGCGGCCCTGTCTATATCACTAACCGAAGCAGCTACCCTTAACTGGCCCTGCACAGGAGAAGTAACATGGCAAAAGCAAAAGGCCACCGCGCCAACAAACCAAATGATTCCTTTGGAACAATCAACAACACTGGACTTTATCGCGGATCTTATCGTGACGACGTATATAAGGACGAGGACGAGGACGGAGTTGAAGCCGCTGAGAACACCGAACAGATGGACCCCTCTACTGAGGCTACTCCTGAAGAAACAGGATTCTCACAAAAGGCAACAAACAATGATGACGTAGACTATAAGAAGCGATACGACGATCTCAAACGACACTATGATGCAAAGCTATCTGAGTGGAAGGATGAGAAAGCCGAACTCGCCTCACAAGGGGAAACATCTCCTGAACTTGATGCGCTCACACGACTCAAAGCTCCTAAGAGCCTAGAGGAGTTAGAACAATTCAAACAGGATTACCCTGATGTCTATGGTATTGTTGAGACAGTATCTGCCCTAAAAGCGGACAGCCAGCTGGGAGAACTTCGTAGTGAAGTTGAACAGTTGCGCCAACGTGAACAAGATATGGAGGTTCAGAAGGCATACCAAGAACTACTACGTTACCACGAGGACTTTGATGAACTCCGTAACGATGAGAAGTTTCTGGCATGGCTCGACGAGCAACCACAAAGTATGAGTGATGGTATCTATAAGAACAACACTGATGCAAAATGGGCAGCACGTGTCATTGATTTGTATAAGGCTGACACTGGTTTGTCAAAAAAGAAAAGAGGTAGACCACCTGCATCTGCTGCAGATTCCGTGACCAAACGTCAATCAAAAGAAGTTAACGTCAATGGTGATGGCGGGCAACGTATGTGGAAAGCCTCAGAAATAGGCCGCATGAAACCTCATGAGTTCGAGGCCAACGAAGCAGAACTCGATAAGGCTCGTGCAGAAGGGCGCATAGACTATAACGCTTAACCATCTAACATAGGAAGGATAATACGATGGCTTTCAATAGTGCATCAGGTCATAATAACCTGCCTTCCGGTAATTTTACACCGGAAATTTTTAGCCAGAAAGTTCTCAAGTTTTTCCGCCGTGCTTCGGTTGCAGAAGATATTACGAATACCGATTACGCTGGTGAAATTGAAAACTTTGGCGACACCGTTCGGATCATTAAAGAACCGACAATCACCGTATCTAGCTACGCTCGTGGCTCAGTGGTGAACCCACAAGACTTGGCTGACGATCAAATTACTATGGTTGTTGACCAAGCAAACGCTTTCGCGTTTAAAATTGACGACATTGAAGAGCGTCAATCCCACGTCAACTTCGAAGCTCTTGCTACTTCTTCAGGTGCATATTCCCTGAAGCGTAAGTACGACGCAGTTGTCTTGGATCAAATTGCAACCGACGCTGGTCTTACTGGCGAGTCTGGTGCTTCTGTAAGTCAAATTTCAGGCATCGGTACTCTCGGCTCTGCTCTGGATATCGGTGGTGCTTCATCTCCGGGTGACACCGCTGTGAACACAATGTTGAAAATGGCTGAGTCCCTTGACAACCAATCTGTTCCAGAAGAGAACCGCTGGTTCGTTGCTCCCCCATCTTTCTACAAGCACCTTTTCTCAGCTGGTGCGAAGTTTGCTGAAGTTCAGGTAACTGGCGACGCAACTTCCCCACTGCGTAACGGTCTTGTATCGTTGGGTAACATTGCTGGCTTCCAGTGCTACAAGTCTACTGCTCTTGTTTCAAGTGGCGGAACAGACCAAGTAACACTAACAGGTCTTGCAACAGACGGTTCAGAAAACGTTATTCTGGGCGGTCACATGAGTTCGACTGCTACAGCTTCGCACATTGCGAAAACTGAAGTTGTTCGTTCAACTGAAACCTTCAGCGACATCGTTCGTGGTCTTCACGTGTTTGGACGCAAAGTCCTTCGCCCTGAAGCAATCGTTCGTGGCGTTGTGAGCTTGGACTAAGGGAGGACTAGACTATGGCTACATATACTGTAACTGGTGCTGTTGCTGGCGTTCCCGTCGGCATCAAGCCACAAATCATTGAAGTCGTTCTTGACTTCTCCAGCACTAACCTAACTACTTCAGACTCAGTAGAAGTTTTCGAAATGAAAGCTAACACTTTAGTTCTGATGGCTGGTGTTGAAATTCTAACTGCAACATC